GGCTGCACGATAGGCAATTATGTCCCCGTCGATTAGCACTTTGCCCTTACTCATTTAGAACTCCCCAAAGACGATATTACCATCATCCTTTTCAAAACCTACATCAACAACGTAGCTGAAACCTGCACCCTTCATGGCATCGGTGAAGAACTGTGCCATAGTGTGTAGGTCATATACTCCATCACGACTTGCGCTTGAGCTACCATCATAGCCATCGTCTTCTTTGTCGAAATGGAAATCAATACTTACTCGCACTACTTTATCCTACCATAAACAGTTGATCGTCTTCACTTGGAATTGAATTATCTTCCCAAGCAACGTGATCTGTTACACCAATCGCAATCAATCGAACACCAGCACCATTAGCGTATGTCTCGAACTGAACCTTAGCTTTAGTGCCATTGCCAAGTGTGCCATCACCCTCAAATGACCACCATGCCTTGTTCTCGACACCATTGGTAAGATTAACTACCGCTGGCTTACCTCCGAAGTCAACCTCGGTTTGCTTCCCGTTCTTGTCGGAGAAGGTCATAACATGGTCGTGCATACGGGTTAGTTTGAGATACCGACCAATACCGAAGTCGTTACCTTGCTTAATCCGTTCATTACCCATAGGCTTAGGGTCTAGTCCCCCATCCAAAAGCTCTTGTTCCTGTGCAGGGTCGGTAAGATATGCGTTAACTACATACTGACCGTTGTGCTTCATTGCCTTTTTAGCAGCGTTGTTTAGATCACTGCCCATATCTCGGTTCTCTTCAAATACTTTAGCGTATTCCAGAACCATATCCATTGTGAATTTAGCCATCGTCGGGTCTTCCTTTTTGTTTAAGCTGCTGTGCAGCACTGTGGTGGTATTATACTATAGGGACATAAATTCGAATCTTATGCAGGGTTCCCAAGATTTATTTTACGTTTTAGTGAATATCAGCATACGTGTTGCCGAATTGCACATCAGTCCCAAGTGGGACGTTTAGTTTAACCTTATCGTTCAGCATGATTGCAGCTTCATGCATCAGGTTCTCTACCTTTCCCTCGTCTCCTTTCTTCACCAAAGCGATAATCTCATCGTGAAACTGTCCGACAGCTTTAATGCCATTCTTGCGACAGATTGCTACCCACGTATCAAAACAGAACACCCCAGTGCTTTGGTTAAGCGTACTGAAACGATCCTTGTCACTGCGTAGACTATGCCAGAAGCCTGACACAGGGTTTAGTAGCCACATGCCATCCATAACCTCTCGGACACGCACGGTGCTTGCTACCTTCTCAATGGCCCAGTTACGTGACCAGAAGGCATCCAGTAGGGTCTTAGCCTCACCCTTGCTCATACCCGTCTCACGGGCCAGCTTAGGCGCTCCTACACCGTATGTGGCACTGTAGTTAACCACCTTGTAGTTCTTACGCAGAGCCTTGAGTGACCGTTCACCAGAATTGTGCTTGTCGATGTCATCTTGATTGATAACACCAGCGTGTAATGCCAAGTCCAAGTGTGGGTCAAAACCCTCCCTGCTCATCTCCTCCACATAATCAGGGTCCAATGGTTTCATGTAGTGTCGTTTGGTCGTATCTTCCAAAGATGTCATGTCAGCGCCAGCTAGAACGTAACCATCTGGACAAGTAAGACACCCTCGGATCACATCACCGTATGGCTTATCTACTGATGGTAGATTGACCAGTGGCTTGAAGTGCTTAAAGCGAAACGTATTAGTAAGACCAGCGACACCAGCCTGTAGATAACCATCCTTATTACACTCTAGAAAAGACTTGAGTATTCCAGCACGGTGCGTAAGTACGGTAAGGCCATCAAGAAGATCAACAGCAGCATCCACAGAAGCGAGGTCAGTGACGCTTTTGCATAGCTCACTGCCTTTTCGTACCTGTTCAATTTGTCGTTCATCACCTGTCTTTTTATCCCTTACAAACTTAAACGTCCGTGGCTTCCAACCAAGACTGTACAACCAATCTTTGACCTGATCGTTGGAGTTGGGGTTGCCACGTTCTTCCCCTGTGTTGATCTTGAAGCCAATAGATGTGAGAGACTGCTTATACTCCTTGCACAGTGCTACCCACTTCTCCCCATGTGACGACAGCTCTCCGTCTTTCTTATGCATGACCTTTGGTTGTGTTACCATACGTGTCAGCATACGTTTTGGCATAGCCTCTGCCAGTTGTTCAACCTTCTCTTCTTTGAGACGGCTAATTTCATCGTAGGCTTCTTGTGCCTTTGGAACGTCTAGTTTCCACTGTAGTTCCTCTTGCTCACGAGCGCAGTCTAACTTAAACGTAAGGTAGTCGATTAGACGGTTCTTATCATTCTCGTTGTCGTATAGCTTGTTGAGCTTCATGTTCAGTAACAAGTAAAGACGGTTGTTGATCTTCACGTCTTCATTGCAGCGGTGTGCATACTCCTCTGGTGTTAGTGTGTTCCAGTCCTTAATCACAGGCTTTGGTACACCATACTCCTCTCCGTAGCCCTCTAGGCCGTGCTTGAGGCGGTCATGGTGGATGTACCAGCTAAGTGCCAAGGTGTCGATCAGACGGGCCTCTACTTTGATCCCAAGCAGCTTCTCTACCGCTGGGATGTCGAAGCGAACCTGATTGTGGGCAATTAAAACATCAGCTCCCTTAATAAAAGACCTCATCTCGTCGTAATCGTAAGTATGGCCCGACTCTTTGGTATCTACGTCATGCCACGAGATAACGTGAATTTTGGTCATCTCGTCTAAAAGACCATCTGTTTCACAATCCCATACGAAAGTTTTCATACCTTTATTCCTTTTCTAAGTATTTTATAGCTTTTGACATGATGTAAGTATCGTCATTAAAGTTCCCTAAACCTGTGTTACAAGGTTGGCAGAGCAGACCTCTAACACTACCCGTTGCGTGACAGTGGTCTACACAGAAGAATTCTTTTGACCTTTTTGGCTCCGACACAAACCCCCAAGGTTCATGGCTACCGCAGATAGCACACTTCCCGTTTTGAGAGGACAACATAAGGTCGTAGTCCTCTAGAGTTATACCGTAGTTCTTAAACAGGGAGTACTTTCTTGATGCCATGTGGTGTATACGCTTAGTGGTGTCACAAGAATGATACTTTTCTAAATTGCGTTTGTTTGTACACAGCTTGCACTGGCTTCTTTTACCGTCCTTCTTGTCAGACTGGTTGTGAAATTGTGTCACAGGAAGGGTTAAGCCGCAAGAATTACACAGTTTCCTCTCTTCCATTACATTACCTCCCGTAGTGTGAATGTATCTGTGCTGAACCTCATCATACCAGCGGCACCTTCTTCGGAGCATGGGCGGTTCTTCTCAACACGTATATACGTTGTGTTTCGTTCTTCTAAGCTCTCTGCCTCTTTGTCACGGGACAGGTCGATAATGACAGACGCACGTTGTCCAATCATCTTACAGTATTTAGGATCACCATTCTCGTTAGTGTGTGCGATGGTCACGATCCCTACGTTAAGTTCTGCTGCCAGTTTAGATAGTCGAACAGATAGGTCAGCAAGCATAGTCTCTTTACCTTCCTCTGACGACCCAACAACGACATCTTGGATAGGTTCAAAGAACACGAACTTACATCCACATGCCACAGCAAAGTATCTAATCTGTTCACACAATTCGTCGGCACCCTGACCATCACCAAGGAAGAATTGATAGAACAGTTCCTTACCTGTCACAGACTTAATAGCAGCGATAACACGATCATTCGCATCTTTCTCTACGATCAAGTCTCGTCGTGTCAGGTTGTCATTACACTCGTATGATACCAGACCTAACAAAGAGCGTAACTTGGTCTCTTCCAAGTGCCATGCAGCGATAGGAACACCCTGCTGGATCATGTTGTATTCCAAGTAACGCATGATCTCAGTCTTACCGATACCAGTTGGTGCCTTAATCACCGTGAAGTGACCCTGCATCAGCCCCAAGATTTTATCGTCTAGAGCCTGAATACCAGTCTTATAATACTGATGCTCAGGCGTGTCGTTATAGAGAGACAGAAAGTCCTCGGCACTATTGAGAACATTCTCAGGTGTGTACTTACGTGCATTCCACCATGCACTCTTGAACTCTGCTGCCTTACCACCCTGTAGGAAGTCATTAGCATCTTTGAATGGTCGGTGGTCAACACGGTAGACCTTGTTAGGAAACAGCTTGGATACCTTATCAGCCAGAGCATTACCTGCCTCATCGTTGTCCACTGACAAGATAATCTTCTCGAAGCTATTAAGCCAGTCTGCACAGTTCTCCCAGAGCTTCTTAGAGGGTGTAGCAGAGGGCAGAGACACTACTGGGTTGGTGTAGCCGCTCTTGAGGATTTGAGCCACTGAGAGGGCGTCTAATTCACCTTCCGTGATCGTGACCATCTTAGAGCTACCAGCAGTAAACAAGTTCATGCCGAACAGTTCATCACCCTTGAAGTTGTTCTTGGCGTAGAAACCTTTCTCTGATAACTTACGGACCTTAATTCCGCCGCTGGGGTACACATACTCCTGACGGTCAGGGAAGGTCAGTACACCGTAGTCCTCCATCGTCTTGCTGTTGATGCTGCGCATATTCACAAAGTTACCATCAGACTTATCTTCTGGTGTGAATGATACGACAGCCTTTGGTGTAAATGTCATATTGTCGTTACCTCCTTTCGTGGGGTATCTTTCGCTTGCCCAGTCAAACTTCTTCTGTGGGCTGGGGTAGCCTCTTTCACATGCATGGCATCTCCCGTACCCGTCGCTGTTATAGCTGAAGGCATCGGAAGAGCCACACGACACATAGGGACATTCAACGTGTGCTGTCTCGGTCATGTAGCTCTCCTAATCAATTAGACTGACTTGCGCTCAAGGTCAGACAGCCAAGTCTCTTGCTTTTCTGTCAACTTACCAAGATTTTTACCAATCAGGCTGGCAAGGAACAGACGTGAACGGTGACCAATGCTGTCCATATTAGAGTTCAATACTGCCAAAGCCCGCATGGCTGGTGTGATACTGGCTACTTGAAGGGCCATCTCAAGCTGTACGATCTTGCTCTCAAGCTCTCGGACTTGTGAGCTAACCGCACGGGAAGATTTAAATTCGACAACACTCCCATTATTCCCACGGGAGGGGGCGATTGGCATAACACCTTTTTTGCGAAGGCGGTAGTAATATTGATTGCTTGTGTGTGCAGTCTCATACTTGATAAACTTACCAACCGAACCACGACCACGGTTTTTTACTTCCATGTGAAGCATACGAGCCTCTGCTGGTGGCATTGTGTCGATTGTTACAAGTGCTGTGTTGTTAGACATTGTTTTCTCCTTAAAGGTTGTCAAGTTCGAACTGCTCAAGTTCTTCTGTTTCTGGGTATGCGACGAGGATAAGGTGTCGCACAAGTCGTACTCTGTTGTCTGAGATGAATTGCTTTGCAAGTCTGACTGCAATTTCCTCTCGGTGGTCTTTTTCTTTGAAATACTCGTCTCTGTTTTCGTCATACTCCTCTTGATCTTCGACCATATCGACATCTATACCACCCTCCTTCATCTTTGCAAGTTTTTTGTTTACCGCATCCCTCTCTGGTTCAGAAGTTGTAGATGCCGCACGATCCTTAAGGTTCTTGATACGTTTCTTTTCTTTTTCATCAGGCGACCTCAAACCTGAGTTGTTAGAACCACTACCCCTTGGGTTGGAAAGTAACTTCTTTAGGTGGGCTTTCCACTTTGAGTATAAGCCACGTGGTGTGCTTATGTTAGGGAATAACGAAAGTGCTTCCTGTTCTTCCTCTGGTTCAGAGGCAATCCACATAGCTGCTACACGTGCTTCAGTATGAACTACCTTCGTTCGATCCAAGTTGGATTGAACGAATTTATCCAAACCTTCTGACACAACCCATTTACCAAACTCTTCATTACTTGGAAAAGCCTCACGACCCTCATTCAGAGCCTTACCGTACTCCCTCCAAGCCTCCCAAGACATCTCTTCGCCAGCGTAGACACGGCTTAGTGCTGCCCTTGCCCTGTCCGCAACAGACCCAAGAGAGTTATGCCCCAAGCCTTCTGTATTGGTCGCAAACTTAGGTTGGTTACCACTTAGGTCAAGACCCAACCAATCTTCATCGTCATCATCCATCATAACCTCCTACTAATGTTTCTCTTATGTATAACTACTAGTAGTGAATACTATAGTCAATACTTAAGTTACAAACTTTCGTAACTCCTACACTTACTTATAGGGACATTTCTCCCAATCTTATGCATCACGAATTGTTACATAAGCTCACTACCCAACTTACGCAAAGCTGTATTTTCATGTCGTGACACCCAACTCTGGTGTACACCAAGCACACCACTTACCTCATCTTGTGTCATGTCAGCGTAATATCTCATCTTGATGACACAAAGTTCAGTCTCAGATAATGTCTTTGATAGGACAGATTTGACATGCGCATAGTATTCCCTGTTCTCAAACGCCAATGCGTGATCCTTATCGCAGATACTAAAGTCTTCGTCGTATGGCCTGTCTTCAGCTTGTAAGACCAGCTTCAGCCACTCGTAGCCTTGCTCTGACATATCCCCTGCATTGTTGTCGTCAATATTACGTGCAAGCCTACGTGATCGGCTGTGGGCAGGGATAGTGACAGGTTGTGTGTCGAGGTTAAGGTAATCGTGCATACGCCTCTTAGCCTCCCTGTAGAGCTTCGCTGGGTGGGCATCTGGCTCTCCCGCTAGTATCTCATAGCAAACCAAGATACCCTCCTGCATCATGTCCTCTCTGTGTGTCTGGCTATTGTATTTGTAAGCCAACTTCTCACACATCTTCATCACTTGCTTATCATTCAACATTGTCTGGCTCCTGCCCTAAGTATTCCTGTCTCTCCAAGATCAGGCACATCACGTCTTCCACTGTAACGTCTGGACACTCATTTAGGAGCGACATCAGCCTATGCTCACCTTCTAGCAGGGATAACCTACCCTCTGCTGCAAATGCCCTCTCAGCCCACTCTTCCTTAGTTGCTGCGTCTACTCTGTAGTCACTCATAGTCTTTCACCCCATGTTTCTCAATGTCTTTAAGCATGTGTTCTAGCATACGCACGATGTCTTCTTCGCCATCACCTCTTACACCTACAGGAAACTTGGTGTACGTATTGTTCCCGTATAACTCATGTACTGCATACCAGACCTGATCGTCAGGTTCTGTGTGCTTCATTAGTTGATAGTGCCAAGTCATCCTGTTTCTCCTTTCATCATAGGAAATATCTCAGATATAGCCTTGCCGATTTCCACAGCAAGGTCCATGTGTTCCCTCTGAGTTCCGTTAGCTGACCGCAACTCAACGTAGTGTATCCAAGAACGGATTGTGCCGTTGGCATACAACCTAGACACTGTGTTGCCTTCTGGAAGAACCACACGGGCCTGTTCTTTAGCTATACCATTCTCAATCGCCCAGTTGTAATGCTCCTTGGCTGCGTCGATCACTGCCTGTTGTCGCATATTCCATTCACCAGACAACGCTGGATTA